CGCCCCGCCCACCGGCGACACTGGCACCGCCCGCGCCCACCGCAATCGCCAATGCCGCGCCGATCTGCGCGGCCGTGAAGCGTCCGACCGCGTAGCCGCCCGCGTTGCCGCCAGCACCCACGCCCACCTGTACCGCGTTGGTGACGGGCGCACCGCCACCCGCCCCGCCGCCGCCCAGAACCTCGATCTCTGCAGTTGCGGTGCCGTCAAGCGGGATAAAATTGCTTGCCCCGACCGGCGTTGGCGTGCCGCCATCGATGCTGACCATCTGCGCGCCACCAACCCGCGTATACACGAGGGTGCGCAGCAGGCGGCCAGAACCGCCCTTGGCAAGCACCTGCTGCAGACTGCCAAGGTCGTCCGCCCCAAGGGCAACACCCCCGGAATCTGCAGCTGTTTTCAGCTGCCCGTACAACCAGTTCGCCTTTTGGTCCAGCAGTTGGCCCCAGGCATTGAACTCTTCGACGGACGGCGGTGTGGACCCGATGAACGACCAGCCTGTCTTGTATTGAGGCAGCGAAAAGCCATCCACACTGCCATCCTGGGCCCAGTGGGTTTTAAACAAATCGAAAAAAGTTGGGTTTGTCATTTATCAATCCTTCGCGCCAGCACGCCAGCGCCAAAGCCATAGAAACCCTGCTCGCGGAAGCCAAAAGGCGTCTCCGTCGAACCAGAGATGATTTTCACGCCGACCCCAGCAGCCTTTGGCACCCACTTGGCAGGGTCGATCATCAGGGCGTCATTGGGGCCGGGGATACGGCTGACCCATATCTTGATCCTGGCATTACCGACGTCCTGGACGATCACTCTCGAGACGTCGAAGATGGGCTTCAATGCTGCGGTGATCTCCGCAGCAGTGCCGTGGCCGTTGTTGAGCGCGATCTTCCAGTACAGAAGCTTGCGATACTCGTCATCACGCAAGCGTGTGGACCCACCGACCGCCCGCTCGTTGGCCCGGCGCAAACGCGCATTGCCGAACCCGCTCACGTTCATTTGCCCGCGGAAGCCGAAAAACCGCACATACACGGTGTCGTCGATCATCCGCGGCAATCCGACGATCTCACCGATGCCGTCCAGCTGCCTGCCCTCGGCACTGTGCAACCAGCGCTGCTCGTGCATGGCCCGTAGGGCTGCCTGCACGCCGTTGGCGGGTCCCGTCAGCGCAATCACCAGCGCCTGAAGTCGGGGCTTACCCTGAAACTGGCCGAGCCAATGCCCCCAGGCAATGGCCGCGTGATCTTGTTCAAGGTCCATCAGGTCACCTCGATCCTGGAGTGGTCGAACACTGCAACCTGGGAGTCCAGGATGTCGATGTTTACCGGCTTGTAGTCACCTGGTGCGGGAATGAACGCCGGGTCGTTCGACCAAGCCAGGCGCAGATCCACCGATGCGATGCCCGCCGTCCGGTAGATGGCGCCGAACAGCCGCTGTCGCACGACATCTTCGCCAATACCAAAGCCCTGGCCTGCGGCCGCCACATCGGCGGCGATTGCGCCGAAGCCGTCCGCCGGAAACGCCTGCTCCGCGGCCGGCAGCAACGTTACGCGGCACGACACCCAAACGTATATGCGCTCCGGCCTGTCGAACCGTATCCGATGGGAGGCGCCCTCGTCGTCCATCACGACCACCTCGGCCTCGCCATTGGTGTCAATACCCGCAGCCTTCACCCGGAAGATCGCCTTGGCCACCTCGTCGTCGAGGCCACCATCGACGACCACGTGTACGCTGTGGGGTAGCCGCCCCGCGGCATCGACCGCGTCGCCATCGTTCTGAAACACCCGGATGGCGCGCACGCCCGCAACCCGGTCGCGGATATTAGGCGCGATGCTCGGCAGCGTCGCGGCGCCCAGGCGGAACAGGCCTGTCGGATAGCGGGCACGCAGCGCCGCGTCGTTCTCGGCCAGGCGCCCTGGCACGGCGGCCTGGAGGTTATCGACGGCCTGCCATCCCATTACGGAAGTGACGATGGCATTCAGTTGCCCCGGCGCCGCGCCTTCATCGGAGGGGCCGTCCGAAAGCGCCAAAGCGGGTGAGCCAAGCCGGACCAAATCCAGCGTCGGCGACCAGCTCACTGACACCGCGACGCGTCCGTCCGTGGCAATACGCGCGGCAGCACCGTCGCTGGTGACGCTCAGGCTACTGGCGGAAAGCGCCGCCACCAGCCCGGCCAATAAAGCGGGCATATTTGGATTCGCCCCGGAGCGGTACGCGTACACCGTGCCATCGATGCTCACCGAATAGTCTGCATTCGCGCGGAGTTGCGGCTGCAAGGTCACGTCCGCCGCCGCCCCGGCCAGGATCTGCACATCGGCGTCCAGCACCCACAGATTCTGACTGACACGGTGTTTGATGCGCGAGCCTGCCCGCACCAGCGTGCCCGGTACGCCATACAGCACCACATAGGCCCTGGAACGTTCGTCGCCCTGCCGGGTTACGCCCGTGAATGACACGGATCGATCCAGCGACACGCCGCTTGCGGAGCCGGGATACATTGAAAAATAGACGCCCTCTGCCTGCTCCCACAAGGCCGCCTCGCGTTCGGCGAAGGTGTCTATCAGCAGTCCGGTGATGCTGTCTGGGCGGGTTTCCACCGCCTCGTTGAACCCGGCAGCCTGCATGCGCGAGTGCAATGCCTCAATGATGCTCTGGCGGACTTCCGGCAGACGCATGCGTACAAACCCGTCCGGCGTGACACCGTAGGCCATAGAAACCTCTTCAAATCAGGGATTAGGGGGCTCGAAGCACGACGCTGTCGGCCACCAGGGCGGCAGCGGTCTCGGCTTCGAAGTTCACGCGCAACGCGCGCTGCACGGCGTCGACCTGAAGGTCCAGCCGGCGCACTCGAACCACGCCGGGAACCGCCAGTATCCGGGCACGCAGCACGACTTCGATGCTGGTTCGGTCGGGGGTTTTCAAGAGGATCTGCTCGAAGTAAGGGACGCCGAAGCTGGTATCCAGAAACCATTCGCCCAGGAACGTCATCAGCGTCACCTTCACCTGCTGACGCACCCGCCTGGCACCCCCCACCAGCGCGGTGCGCCCGAGCAAATCCAAGGCGAGGTCATGATCTTCGGCCAGCGCAAGATCGACGCTCATTGGGGCGCTCCGGTGATCGACCCGGTCTCGGGATGTCTGTGACTGGCACCGATGTTCACACCCTCGTGCGTCACCGTACCGCCGCGAAAGTCGACATTGCCTTCTATGACGATCGTGCCGGCGCCACCCTTGCCATCCGTGCCGGAGCCGGTCATACCCTGGGTCCAGCGCACCGGCACGTTGAAAAGCGCCAGCTTTCCGACGACCGTAATGATGCCGTCGGGGCTGATCTTCAGGCTGGCCGCGCCATACTGCATGCTCACATTGTCAGGATCAGCCACCATCGTCCCGGGACGCACCACGGGTGTCGCGAATGCGTCGGTCAGGTCGAACTGACGCGGATCGTCGGGCGCACCGTCGTCGCCCGCCAGCCAGTTCTCCAAGGATCTGGCGGAGAACGACAACGTAATGGGGTCGCCCGCCTTCAGCGGTACAGATATCAAAGCCCGCGCACCGCCGATATCGCCGGCTGGCCAGCGGACCGGCACGCGAACGATCTGTGGCGCCGGCAGCGTCGCGCCGTTGGCCAGCCGCTTGGCCAGCGCGGGCCGCGCCGTGACGCATACGCCATCGTAGGTCACGACCTCACCGGGAAGCGTTGTGTAGACTTCCGCCAACTCCGACGCGATCAGCGCGCGCAGCGCCGTTATGGGATTTTTCATGTATCGCCTTTATGTTCAAGGTGGGGCGCTGCGCTCGACCAGCGTGAGTTCCGTCTTCCAGTCGCCCTCGGCGCTGTCGCCGCTATGGCGCAGCGACTGAACGCGCAGCAAGGCCTGAATTGCCCGACTTTCCAGCTTGACGAGGTCGGCAGGGTTGATCGTAGGCAGTAATAGGGACGTGACGCGGCAGCCATCGTGCTGCTGCCGCGCGCTTACCAGCCTGACGCCATCGCCCTGCGCCTGTTCCGGCGTCGTGGCCTTTTCGCGCGCCGCCTCGCGCGTGCGCTCCGGGTAACCCAGCAGCCCGGTGTCAGCCGCCAGCACCGTGGCCTGCCGCCGGGTCGTGCCGCGCCGCGCGACGACCTGCAACTGCTGGTTCTGGATCGACCACTCCAGTCCGGTAGCCTGCGTGACCTTGTGCAACGCGGTGCGCGCCGCGCCATAGAAAGAAAAGCCCTGGCGCCAGCGCCGGTCGGGCACGTCTTCGGCCATGACCAATGCAAGACCCATCTGGGCGGCAATATCCCGGATGATGCTGCTGGCCTGGGCCCCTGGCCCCAGACCAATCGACACTGCAGCGTCACGCACCTCGGTGTAGCCGTCCTTGACCCGCAACTCGGTGATCACATCGGGTGGTTCCAGGCGCGTGGATGCAAAGACCACGCTGCCCGAGGCCATCAACAAGGCCCCCCCATCTTCGGCGTAGCCCGCATACAGCACACAGCGCAGACCCGGTTCCTCCATTGCCTGGCGCGTCGCACTCGCCAGGTTATAGATGCAAATCGAGTGCTCGTTCGGTTCCTCCTCCGCGTCCTTGCTGATCTCGAAGGTGATCCGCAACGGGGGCACGATTTCCACGCCTTTCTGATTGGGTTTGCCCACCACAAGCCGGTAAATCCGCTCAAATCGTGCCATGGGCCGCCTCGGCTGCGTCCAGGTAGATCAGCGTGACCTCCGCACCCGGCAAGGCGCCTCGGGTAACCACATCACGGGCATCCGCGGCCAGTGCCACCAGTTCGCCTGCCGGCACGGCCAGATGACGAAAGCGTGCCAGAAGCGGGGTATCCGGAACGACGGCAATGCCGGCAACGATGACCTCGTTGCCGGCATTTTCGATGGACAGCGTCCACAAGCCGGCTTCGCTGTTCCAGGACGCTCGGAGAAAAAAAGTCACTCCGCCAAGCTCCACCTCTGTCAGGCTGTCATTGGCGTCAGGTATGGGGATGATCATCATTTGCGGGCCTGAAGTACAAGGCTTGCGGCGCGCGACTGGGCAGGTGTTGGCGTTGCGGTGGCAGCCTTACCCACATTGGTTCTGGTCGAGCCTGCCTTGCCTGTGGCACTACCGCTGGTTTTTTCGGGGGGAATATCCGCCATGCGCAATGCCACCTTGCGGACTTTCTTGAAGCCCGCCGAAACCGAGAACCGGTCACCGATGCCATTGGAGCGGCCGATCTCGCAGCTTTCCATGGCGAACCCGGCATAAACATCCATCCCGGTGCTGATGGTGATCGGCAGGCGATCCTCGTGGATCTTGCGCAATGCAGCCTTGGCCGACAGCAGCCGCTGCCGGCCGGCTCCCAGAGGCAATGCCTGCGCGTGCAGTGCCTTCAAAGCACCACCGAGCAGTGTCACCTCTGCAGCCGTCACCCAACCATCGAGCTGCAACCGCTCGGACTCCTGGACGATGTGGTCGGTAACAGGCAGGCCGTCCTCGACCGCATAGCTGGTGGCACGGCTTTGCAAGCTGGTGGTTTCGCTCAACAGCGCATCCAGCGGGATGAACCCGATAGCGCTGCCGCCGTTCCAGCCGAACATCAATGACACAAAACTCATCGTTTCTTCCTAAGTGGGAACCTCGACGCCAGTCGGAAACCCGAAAAGCTGGCTGATCGCGTCAGTGCCCCGCTGCTGGGCCGCATCTACGCCGCGGCTGGCCGCGCCTGCGATCACGTGTGGGTCCGAGTCACGTGCGGTGACGTTGATCTCGTTGTGATGCTGAATAGTGAGCGGCCCCCTGCCCGTCGGCGTACCCGCACGCTGGGCCGATGCCGCAGGCACTTTGGGCACGAAATCAGCACTGCCCATGATGGCCTGCGTCCAGGGCGCGTTCTTGCGCAGCCAGTCATTGACCGTCGCGGCCGCGCCGTCGGTGGACGCATCCGACATCCAGTCAGGCAAAAGGCTTTTCAGCCCCCGCCCGGCCGCATCGGCTTTGTCCAGGATCCACGCTTTGATCGCCGTGCCGACCGCCCGGATTTTTTCCATCATTCCGTCAGCCAGCTCGCCGAAGCCGCCGCGCAGCGCGTTCAGAGCCTCCATTCCCTTGGCCGCCATCCAGTCCCAGGCGGTACCGAAGGCATGCCTGATCACGGCCCAATTGCGCCAGATCGCTAGCAATCCGGCCAACACCAGGGTAATGATGCCCACCAACGGATGCGCGGCGAATGCCGCCCACAGCAAGGGCACCACGCGAGTGGCAAGAAGCACAAGCAAGCGGCGCACCGGCGAGAGCATCGTCCACACGCCATACACCAGCATCAGGATCGAACCCCACTGCGTGATCCACGGCCCCAGCTGATCGCTGGCACCGCCAAGTGACCCCGTGATGAATTCGAGCGTCTGCCGCACGCGCTCGATCTCCGCGCTCCATGCCTCGACCGGCCCGATCCATGCGCCGATGAAAGAAGCTCCCCCCTGCATCCAGGCGGTGATATCGGCACCAATGACGTAAAGGCTGGATAGCACCGCAGCCATCCGCAGCAACGGCACCAGTGTCAGTCTCCAGAGAGACAGCAAGCGCAAGGCACCCGCAGGCCCCCGCCGCAGTGCCATGGCGTTGTCCAGACCCAGGGCGGTGCGCGCAGCAATACGCAGCGACCGCGCAAGCCCACCGGATTGCAGCGTCGCCAGCGCGATCCAGCTTTGCAGTTTCATCAACCCCCACGCCGAGCCAACCAATGTGAGCAGCTTGACGACAGGGCCGATGTTGTCAGCCATGGCGACCAGCGCCTTGGTCAGGCCACGCACGGCTACGCGGCCAAGCGGCAGCGTGCCCACGAAGCGCCGGAAAGCGTCATCGCAGAGCGTGAGCGCCTCAGAAAAACTTATCGGCAGGTCCTGCGCTTCTGCGCGCATCTTGCTCAGTTGCGTTTGCAGTGAAGGCAGCAAGGCGGCACCGGTGATTTCACCGGCCTTGACCATCTCCTGCAGTTTCAGGGTGGTCACGCCCAGCGCATCGGCCAGCGCCCGTTGCAGGCGCGGTGCGGCTTGCATCAAGGTTTCGTATTCTTCCAGACCGAGCTTTCCCTGCCGAATCACATTGACCAGGCTATGGATGACGGTTTCCTGGTCGCGCGTTTTTGTCCCCGACAAGGCCATGCCAAGCGCAAGGCTCTCGGTAGCGGCCACCGTATCCTGGGTGGTGGCGCCAAGGCTGGCCAGCGCGTGGCGGGTGCGCAAAAACACCTCGGCGTTATCGGCATAGGAGCGGCGGGTCATGCGGGACACCCGGGCGAGATGGTGGTCCACCTGCGCGTACTCCCTGGCGGACGAAACCGCGCGCCGCATGCGGGCTTCCAACTGCGCCCAAGCGCCGGTATCCGCAGCGATGCGCTGGAAGACCGCTAGCGCCGGCGTGGCACCCACGGTGCCCCGTAATCCCGGCAATGCATAGGGCTGCGCGCGTGCGAGGGGGGCAGTACGCCCTGGCCTCAGGCGATGCAATCCTTTGGCGAGCCTGGCCATGGACGAAGCGCAGGCCGCCGGCACGCCCGCCAAACCGATCGCGTCTGCGCCTCCGCTTCCCCATGCCGCCCTGCCAGCCAACCCCAGCGCCGCTACCGCCGGGCGCAAGGTAGCTTGAGATACCTGCGTGCCGGCCTGTCTTTGGGCCCCCCTCCCCCCCCATGCCGCCCTTCCAGCCACCCCCAGCGCGGCTACCGCCGGGCGCAAGGCTTGAGATACCTGCGCGCCGGCTTGTGACAGGAGCCGTTCCAGAGATCGCAAGACAGGCCCGTATTTCCTCAAGCCGTGGTCCTCCAACCGCGAGCGGAGAAGGGTGGCCAATTCGTGTGCCAGTGTCATTGCGTCTTCCTGCTTGCCTGCGCCTCGGCCGCCTCGCGGGCGTCCATCAGCGCGTTCAACTTCATCAGGTCCAGCAGATCGACGTCACCGCGGAGGATGGCGTCGAGCTGGACGTGCCGGGCCAAAACGGGCCGCCAGATGATCAGCTCTCGTTCGAAGGCCGGGTCGAACCGGCCGACAGGATCGCCAACTTCTCTTGGGCCGGACCAAAGTGGCCGACCCAACGCGCCAAAGGGCCGGCGAAGTTGTGTTTGAGGATGTGAAACATCAGCTCGAGCACCTGCGAGAAGTCCTCGAATGCCATGGCCCGGTTGGCTTTGGACAGCTTCTGCGGTTCACGGCCGGGCAGCTCGAAGCTGACCAGATCCGGATCGATCAACACGGCGGCCCATTGCTCCAGCGAATCGCCGCCGATGCGCGAGGAAAGATTGCGCATCGCATCGACGATGGCGCTCTCATCGCGTTCTCGCGCAACGCCCTCCTCTGTCAGCACTGCGCTCAGCATCGAACCCGCCGACGGCAAGATCTCTTTCTGCAAATCGCCAAGGATGGTGAGCTGTCTGAAGGCGTCAAATCTGGCGATATGGAATGTGGTGGGGCCAATGACCAACGAGACGACGCGGCTCATCAGGCGTTGCCTCCAATCATGTTGATCGACGGCCCGGTTTCGATCACCCATTCACGATTGCCGACCTTGGCACCGTAAGCGGCGTCGGGCGTCTTGACGATCCAGGCGCTATCGGCGGCATGCAGCGATTTTCCGCGCAGATCCGTCACAGTCACCGGCACAGTGCCGTTACCATCCGTCGCCTTGTCGGTCCGGTGCAGTTCGCCCAGCAGGGCGTTGCCGTCACTGGTTTGCAGCAGGTTCACGGTAATGCGCAGGCGCGAGTCGCGGGACAGCGAGCGGGCGACTTCCCCGTCAATGCCAGCAACGGACGTGATGCCGCCGCCGATTTCCGCGACGGTCACAAAAGTATCTTCGGCCAAACCGCTCAGGGCGACTGCGCCCATGATGATTTTTACCTGGCCCGGGGCATAGGTTTTTACGGTCATGCTGGTATCTCCGTTCAGATCTGTTGATAGGTGAGGTTGCCCTTGATCTCGGCAACATGGATGGCGCCAGCCAGACGAGCACTGAACTTGAGGTCGCGCAGGACGCGATTGGCCTTGTCATTCGGCGAGATGTCCGCCGATCGAGGAACGGAAAGGGTGAAGCCGGGCCGTGACTTGCCCGCGCTGTCCAATTCGTCGGGCGCAATCAGCCCCCGGCGTTGGCCCAGCAGCAGCGCCTGGCGTACACCGTTGGCGATGATCTGAATGCCATCGTCGGTAAAGGGCACCTTGCCGTCGGCGTTGATCAACTGGGTGGCGACGTTGATCTTCACCTGCTCGGCCAGCCAGTCGCGGCCACGGATCACGTCGATCCATTCGCCCGCTGCCACCTTGCCGTTCTGCGTCACGGCGAAATTGCGCATTTGTTCAAACGTATTGGCGTTCTTCGCATGCGCTGCCAGAGCCTGACCTTCGCCCAGGCTGTCATAGGTGATGCCTGCCAATCGGGCATTGGCCCAGGTTTCGCCACCCGGGTAATACGTGAAGCGATTGGCGGCGACCGCGGCTTCCAGCGCTTCTCCCTCGGCATGGCCGTGGTACCAGATATGGGTCCGGAAGTACTGTTTCTGCTTGCATTTGGAGGCCAGATCCGTGCCGACGGCGGCGTCGACTATCCCCGCTTGCGCACTGGATGCGCCGAACAGGCACGTGTTGGATTCACACCATTCCGCGGTATCCAGGACATCGGCCTCCGCGCGGCTGGCGAGCACCACACCATACCAATCGGCATTCTCGCGTTTGCATGCGGCCAATGCGGTGGTCGGTGCCTCTGCACTGACCGGAATCGCGGCCAACATATTTCCCTTCAGGGCTACCGCGACTGGCACGCCGGCGTCGTCCAGGCTTACCGACACTTCGGCGCCTGAGGCCGTAGCCTTGACGGGCGCGGCGCCCGCGCTGATCGCCTCGGCAAGGGCGGTGGCGATGCCTGCAGCCGTGCTGTCCGCCATGCCGCTGTAGCGGGCTTCGGCGGAAGCGATATTTCCGCTGGCATCACGCCAACGGAAAGTGGCGACATAATCGGACACCGAGGCGCGCGTGACCGTAAAGCGAGGGGTGTCCACTTGACGACGCCCGACGAAGACGCGTTGCACCGTCGGAATCTGCTTGAAAGCGTCGCGTACGGCGACGTAAAGCGGGTCGCCTTGATTCATACCCAGGTCGAGCAGCTCGTTTGCCTCCGTTACCACCAGCACACGGTTCACCGATAAGGTATGCGCACCCAACACCAGGATGTCGGAGAAATTCTGCTCCTTGATGGCGGTGGTGTTCAGCGAGATCGCCACGTTGACGATCCGATCGATATTGGCCATTTGCGGCTCCAAAAAAAAAGCCGCCTGATGGCGGCCGGATGGCTGAAGACTGTGGTGTTTACTTCGCTGGCACCACAGTCGCAGTGAATGAAGTCTCTGTGTCGGGCGTCAGCCCGGCGCTGGTGGTGAACCGGCCCTCGACGGTTTCGATAAGGCCAACCGGAGCAGCTTGAACGCGCGCATATCGAATCCCGACCTCCAGCACGCTAGCTGGCTCGGCGCGGCCATGGTCTGGCTGATCGACGTTCAGGCGTCCTGCCCTGAACACCGCAAGACCCAGCGCTTCCGCGCGCTCCTCGTACAAGGGATGACGCAGCCTCAAAGCCAGGCCGTCCAGCCTGTCGGCAGCGTGACCGCCAAAACTTTTCAGCTCGACTGTCGCGTCGTCGTGCTGGCGCACGGGCTGATCCCCCGACGCCTCGACCGGCCCTGCCTCTGCAGGACTGGCTTGCGACGCGCGCAGGGCCACTGTGATGCATGGTGATTTTGGCGGCGCGCCACCTTCGTCGGCCAGGACCACCGTGACACCGTCGGCGGCGGACTTGATCAACTCCAAAATCGCTTCTGTCGGCGTCATCACCTTTCCTTTATTTGGGCTTGCACCGCCTGAGGCCATGCCACGCGGGGCGTGTCTGTTGCAATGCTTCCGGTCGGGGCCGCCGCCGCGCCTGCCGCAGGCAACGACGCGATGGCGCGACGGCGCGCATGTTGCAAACGCCGTGAATAAGGCAGCAGGGTTTCGGTGGCGCAACGAAAAACGCCCCGGCTTTCGGCCGGGGCGTTGCTTGAACTGGGCTGCATCTGAATTCCGGGCTCGTCGGCCGGCGTGTCTCGCGGCTAGCCACCATTCATTTAGGCGCAAATGCTGCGAGTATGAACGAATTATGCACGCATGGATTCGGCCTGTCAAGCGCAAAGAAAAATCAATCGCCCCCCGGCCCTACGACGAGCCCGGCATCCCGCATCTGGATATCCAGTCGTCCCAATGCTGCACGGCGCGCGCCCTCCACCAGCACCCGATAGGCGCCCGCGGGCCGCTGCAGGGCCGAATAGGGCAGGCTGAACCGGTCACCAATATCGCGCAGGCGCGGCCGGCCGCGCAGAACGTTGGCCACCAAAAGATCCGTCACCTCACGCTCGCGGCTATCCGCGGCTGCTTCCGGGTTGAGCCATATCGAAACACGGCGCGCGCTGCGCGCACCGTCCTCCCCCGTTCCGTACTGCGCGCGCAGAATATTGAAGCCGATACTGTCGCCAAGGGTGCGTTCGAGCAGTTTCACCGTGAACACCGCTTGCGCGTGCCAGTCATGCGGACTGAGGCCAGACAAGGCGCGCCGATCATAAGTGGTGTCGAAACGTTCTTGCAAGGCTTCGCAGATCAGCCTTGTCGGACTCTGAGGCTCGATGGGCAGGGCCAACATCAGATACGCCACGGCGATGGCATGCTCGGGGCTGGAGAAGGTGCCGGCTTCACGACGCATGCTTGCGCCCATCCAGAACAGCAACAACCTTGGGGTGCGGCATGAAGTTTCCTCGCTGCGCCCTAGGCGCAGTCAGTGCGAACGAGCGCTGAAAAGATCGTCAACGTCGTGGGTATATCCCGCAGGCCGGCGGGAAGGCGGTGAAGGCGATGTCAGAGATGCACACCAAAATCGGCGCGCGCACGTGCCCTGTCGTCGTCGCGCAAACCGGCTGCGCTGACAACGCGGGCCTTGAATGCCGGAAAGGCTTCCTGCGATGCGGGAACGACGCCCAGTTCAACTCCCTTGGCTGTGATGCCGGAGGCGCTGGTAAGCCACGCGAGCGGGTCACCGCTGCGCGCGGCCGCAAGCACCCTCCCGCCAACCGCACTGCCGCCGGAGGGCGTCTTGAGCACCTTGGCGACGAAGATGTCCAGAAAACCCGGCGTGATCGGGCCGGGATCGCCGCTGGCCTGGCGATCGAGCAGAGCAAGGTCATAGGCCTCCGCCAGCTGCGCACCCGTCGCGCCGGCTTCGATCCAGGCGGCGATGCGTGCGTCATTGCTTTGCGCGCCGCGCGATCGCCTTCCCCTGCCATGCTCCTTGCGGCGTAGCCACGAAGCCACTTCCGCGGCGCGCTCCGGCGAGCCCTTCGTCTCTGCCGGCGGCGGCGGTATTTCCGCGGGACAATCCATTGCCCCTGCCACGGACGCCGCCGCCAAGGCGGTTTCATTCCTGTCGGGTGACTTCCAGGTTCCGGTTCCGGTTCCGGTTCCGGTTCCGGTTCCGGTTCCGGTTCCGGTTCCGGTTCCGGTAGCGTCGCCAGCACAGGATTCCCCTGGCACTCCCGGCCCCGTCCCTGGGGACACAGGCGAATGGTGCGCTGATGGCGGCGCGCTCGTGCATGCCGCTCCTGCCCCGGCTTGCGCGGCCTGCTGTTGCTTACGTGCCCGGTACTCCGCTTTGCGCGTCTTATCGCCGTTGCGGCGGTCGATCATCTCCAGCACGCGCTCGGTCACGGTGCCGTGGTAAAGCCTGCCATCGTGGGCGCTCCACCAACCCCGCAACAATCCTTTGCGCATGCTCCGAAACAGGTCGAGCGGCATACCGATGCGGGCGGCGATCAGTTCATCCTCGCCTGGAAGGCTGCCACAGGGCGTCTGCTCCCATGCCGTCATCCAGAGCAGCAAAAGCCAGGGGCGCATGGGAGGCGGCGCCAATGCCCATGTGTCGGACTGGCGAATGCGCTCATGGTCCAGCTCGAATCGCCAACCCTTGGCACGCGTATCGCTCGGGTACGGGGCAGGTGCGATCATCGCGCCCCCCTCCCTTTCCCGCGCATGCAAGAATGCAAAGGATCTGAATCATCTACTGGAAGGGATAGAATCAACCCGACCGCCATGGTGGCCCGTATGGCCGGCTTGGCGGAATCGCCGGTGCACCCTGCGCACGCCATGCGGCCGACCCAAACCAGGGCGCGCTGGCGCAGAGGCGGGCGGAATTTCATTTCATCGCGCATGCGTATTGATCCTGTGAGCAACACATCCCGGCCAACGCAGGATGGAAATGGCGAACAATCGGGCTGAAATCAGTGCCGTGCGCGCAGCACCGCTAGTGACGAACCAATAACTGGCAAGGACCACGTACTGATGCCGAACCCCGGTGCAAGCCGCAAGCCCCCCCCGCGCGCTTCCAGGCCCGCCCGTAAAACGCGAGGACGGACGCGACCTGCCGGCGTCGGAAAGTTAGGCGATCCACAACATTCTAAGTCAGGTGAAGCACAACACGCAAGTGATAGCCTTCGCGTCATGTCATTGGGTCAACGAATTCGGGAATGCCGCGGTGCCAGAGGCCTCACCCTGCAACAGGTTGCCGATGTGTTTGGCATCAACAGAGCCTCGGTTTCCGACTGGGAACATAACAAGACACGCCCTGATCTGGACCGGATCGTCGACCTCGCCCGGCTCCTGGGATCCAGCACGGATTACCTTCTCACCGGACGCCAGGGCAACAGCTCGGATCCCGGCTGGCCGTTTCCGGATATCGACCCAGCGCGCTGGGCGATTCTGCCCGAGCGGATAAAGGGCAGGATAGAAGGGCGCCTGCTGGCACAGCTAGAGGAGTGGGAAGAAAACAATTTAAAAAGCACGGCCTCGACGAAGGCCGCCTGACGCCACCACGCGGATTCGCGTAATCCAGTGCGGTAATGTTCTATTCGGCCTGCCATTCGGCAGAAGTGTCGATCGCGAATACCTCGAATTCGACCGGCTGGAGCCCTCTCACCTTAAATAATCGCAGCTTCTGGCGCCGCCCCTGGCGGCCCTTGGCCGTTGATCAGCGCGGCAGATCAGGGGCGGCTTGAAATTCAGGCTTTTCGCCGGGGTGAGTGCAGGTAGGGGAACGCCCTAACATTTAATGATCGTTAGCTGGGTTTTTTGGTGACGCATCTCCGGACAAGTCCCGTTAAGCAACCCACAACATTTTGCTTGCCTGCAACTGGGATTCCGCGACGGCACGCCAGCACCACGCCTGGATAACACCGCTCACGCGTTAGTAAGAGAGCCCAGAAGCGGAAGGACCGGCGGCGGAGGAAGCGCTGAAAGCTCGCGGTTCGAGACCATGTCGGCGCGGAACGATGGCGCGCTTGGCTCCGGCCGTCGACGCAACGCCCGAGGACGCTGCGATCAAGGGGGGCAACGGCATCGGATCCACTTTTATTTGTTCTTCAGTCGCTCCAGGGCGCGTCCGAATTTTGACTCACGGAGTTGCTCCGGGCTCAGAAACTTGGTCGGGTCCGCCTTGTAGGTCGATGGCACCGCCTTCATCCAGACCGTGGACCCGTCCGGCCTGGTCATGATGTACAGCTCCTCGCGCGCCTCTGGGCCAGGCACTATTTCGTGGGGAGGCGATATTCTCATCTTGGGCTCCGTATCGATGGGTCAGTTCAGACACCGAAGCGCTGAACTTCTGCCCAAGCTTATCACCACGACGGGCCGCGTTTGCACCACCTTCCGCATCAAGTCGCGCTTGTGAATTGCGTTCGCTCGTCGGCCGTCAGCGCAGATTTGATTTGAGTATCAGACAAGTACGTTTCGAACGCCCCATCGTCCCTATCGTCTGGCCAGCGTGACCCGTCGGATCTAAATGCGCACACCCGAGCGCGTGAA